AGAACGGTATTATAGAATTCGTGATGAAAAATGGTGGAAGGTCAGGGGATACTTTGAGAAAGACTTGATTCAGATTCCACCAGATCGCATTCTTAAAAATGAATTAGGTTCTATTAAACAAGCGAGTCAGTTCGACAAAGGTAAAACTCGGGTTGAAAGTAAAAAAGAAATGAAGACGCGAGGTATGCCAAGTCCGAACAGAGGGGATGCATTGATGTATACGTGTTTTGCTAACGATAATGCAGCCATGGTGACAAAACGTAGTAATAGCGATGAATATGATACTGACGATGAGCCGAGCAATCTCGGCCTTTCGTGGATGGGGAGATAAAAACATGCCTCTTCTTAAATCTTCGGTTTCCGATAATCATTGGCATTTAATTTATTTTGATCCAAAAGATCTGAACGCTGCAAGAACTTCGGAGGAAGAATCAGGGAAAAATCGTCATAGACACGGTATTCAATTTTTAGATGGATTACTTCCTACGCTTCTTCCGTTTGTTGATCCAGATTCCGGGGAAGAGCACACTCATGGGTTGGCGAACGAGGAGATTGCTGTTAAAGAAAACCCTGAAAAGAAGTTGATAACAGAATCATCTAAGGCAGAGACGATGAGGGAAGTCTTAGAACTTTTTCGTGAGGCAAATAATTGTGAGAGGAGCAGTCTTGAGGAGGCAGAGCTTGCTACCGATTATTGGAAAGGGAAACAGTGGAAAGCGGAAGATAGGCAGGCACTTGAGGCCGATGGTCGTCCTGCATTAACACTTAATCATGTTGCGCCAACACTCGATTTTCTTTCGGGTTATGCGAGACAGAGCCGGATGGACTGGAAATGGTTTCCCGTGGAGTCTTCGGATAACGGGACAGTCGATCTTTTCAATGTTTTGTCAAAGCATGTTGCGAAGCGGAGTAACATGGAAACAGAAGAGATTGATGTTTTTGAGGAGGGGATTCGTTCTCGCAGTTTTTTTGAAGTGGTTCCTGATTTTACAAGGAATCCGCTTGGAGAGGTACGCATATCTCATTTTCCGAGTAAAAATGTTCGGCTTTTGCCTCATCTTAAAAAAGATCTGAGCGATTGTGACGGGATATTCAAGATCAAAGACGTAAGTTTGGCAGAGGCGAAGGCGACTTATCCCGAACTAGCTAAAAAATTTGATTCTCTTTTTGCGACGGGGGCTCTTCCTCTTGGTTTCCCTCTGGCTGATTCGGCATCAGAAACAAAGCTTGTTGAAAGTTCCGATAGATATGGTGCCACTACCGATACGGAAATGTTAGATCCAGTGCTTTACCGAGATACAGTTGTGGATATTGGGCGGAAGAGTATTCGTTTTCTTGAATTTGAGCGAAAAGAATACCGTGCGGCACATTTTATTCTTTTGCCAGCGGAAAATTCTGCCGTAGAAGTGGATGCAGTAACATCGGCTAAAGCGGAAACTCTTGATCCTTTTGTGAAAACTATGGATACTCGGGCAACAAGAATCAGGGTTATCTTTTCTGCAGGCCCATTCATTATTAAAGATGGGTTTCCAACCAGGCCATTTAAAGATGAATTTTCACTAATTCCCTACTACGCGAAAAAATATGAAGATGAATTTTGGGGGAAAGTTCGCGATGTTGTAGATGCGCAAGATGAGATTAACAAGCGTCACAGCCAAATTATGGACATTCTGAATAAGATGGCTGCTTATGGGTATTTATACGATTCTGAAACTTTTGAAACCCCGGAGGATGCACGAAAGTTTGATGCCACCGCAGCCACTCCTGGATTTCGACTTAGAGTAAAAAGTACTACACACCCTCCTCTGAAGATAGAGGGTGCGAAAATGCCAAGTGAAATTCTGGCGATGGAGCAGACGTCAATTCAGTTGTTTCACTCTATATCAAATGTGAATATCCAAGCTTTAGGTCAAGCGGGAGCCATTGAGTCCGGGGTATCTAAAAGAATTCAATTGCGGCAGTCAATGGTGGGTAACGAATACCTATTTGACAACTTTATCTTGGCTAAGCGAAAAGTTGGCCGGTTGGTTATGGGTTGGGTGAAATTGATTTATGGCCCCGATCGAGTAGCACGGATTGTTATTGCCCGTGCAGCAAAAGCGGCGAAGGAGGAAATGCCCATACAAATTGGGAAACAAGCGATTCCTCAAGAACCTGATGCCGCTCAGGTAGAATACTGGACTGAGCAAATATCCAAGTTGTGGTCTGAAGCCGATATTATGGATTACGACGTAGAAGTAGGTGAAGGGCAACTAAGCACTACTGCTAGACAAGCAATGTTTGCCCAGTGGTTGGATGCGGCTAAGACTGGAGTTGCGGTTCCGCCTGAACTGCTTATGGAATTTTCTGATTTGCCGGAAGGGCAGAAGCAGCGATATTTGCAACTTATGAAAAAGATGCAGGAACAGCAGATAAGTCTTGACACTCGTAGAATTGAAGCTGAAATGATGAAAGCTCGGGGGGGTGCGCCAATGCCGGCTGCCACTTTAGAAAATCAACGGGCAATTTTGAATAGTAGTCAGCCGGGCCAGCCGGGCCAGCCGGGCCAGCCGGGTCAGCCGGGTCAGCCGGGTCAGCCGGGTCAGCCGGGTCAGCCAGGCCAATAGCGGTTCTCTGAGAGTTGTTAATATGATTTTGATAATAAATTCTTGACTTCTGAGTTTATTCAGAAGATTATTAAGTTAAGACGGAGGTTTACATAATAATGGAAACTAAGACGAAGGAAATCGGAGCAATGTCTGATCAGGAGCTTGTGACTGTAATTGCCGATAGCTCCAATTCAGAAAATCCCGATAATTCCGACGAAACAGCAACTGGTGAGAGCGCGGTTGTAGTAGAGAAGAGCACTGAATCGGAGTCGGAAAATGCCGACCAAACCGCAACGGTGCCTGCTTCGGCCCCTACCGCCCCTACTCGTGCCGAATTCGATACTCTGATGTCAAATCTGAACGCTATGAAATCTGAAGCAGATGGAATTCGACGTGATAATGAAAATCTCCGCAAACTTAACGGTCATCTTTCTAACGCATTAGGTGTTCTTCGTAAACCTCCGGTATTGCTTCCGACGGATACTGAAATGCTTTCTGAACCTGTGCCCTCCACAAAGAGAGTAGTTGAAGCGGTTTTAGAAGAAAAAGATCAGGTCAATCGTGCTCAAATTGAATTGGCTACCCGACAATCGCGGGAAGTTGATTCGACTATTCGCGGCCTCTTTCCGGATTTTGAAGAACAGATTGAGGGAATGATACAAATTCTGAAAGAGCACAAAGCTCATCCAGAATTTATTGCTGCCTTTAAGAAAGATCCAGCTGCCGCGATTCCAGATGCCGGTCATCTTCTTCAATTAGTCGCTCGGGCTAAGGAACGAAAGTTGGCTGTTGCGAAAGATTCAGAGATTGCTGATTTGAAAAAACAGCTTGAGGCGGCGAAAAAGGGCAATACTCGAATGGCATCTAGTATTAAAGACGCCGCCGCCGCCGGACCAAGTATTACCAGCACTACGGTGAAAACTGGAAAATCGAGAACTGAGGTGGCGCCAAACTTTTCAACAATGAAGACCGAAGACATCAAGAAGTGGATTATTGCCCACAAAGATGTTAGTGATTAAAATAAAAGGAGACGTTTTACATGGCTGTTACTAGTCAGACCAGTGCTAATCCTTTAACTGTCAATGCATGGCATGAACTTTTGCATCGCGATACGGATAAGCAACTTTACTTCGAGCGATTTGCTGGCGAAGATGAAAATTCCCTTGTGCAGGTGGACCGCAATTTAACTAAGGGTCCGGGCGATCAAATCACTTTTGGTTTGGTCCCTCGTTTGGTTGGGGATTTTATTCTAGGTTCTTCAGGGCTGAGTGCTGAAGGCCGTGAGCAGGCTTTAAGTAGTTATTCTTTGCAAGTCTTGCTCGAAGAGTATAAACTTGCTGTCCGGTCTAAGAACGGTCTTGATTTGCAGCGCCCCATTTGGGATATTCCTGAAGTGGCTCGCAAGCGGATCATGATTAATACCGCGGAAAAGCTTGATCAGTTACACTTCGATGCACTCCTTTCTACGCCTACTCGTATTTTGGCTGGAGATGGAACGATGCATACTTCGGCTGCTGGTGCCGCTGCCGCTTGTACCACTAGCGCTCATAAGATCAGCCCTGCGTTGATCCGGCACCTAAAGGCAGTGGCGCTTTCAGGCGGGGCTACTGCGGCTAATTCTGATGGGGCTCCTGTGCGGGCGTTTTCCCCAATAAGAGCTACTCGTGTTGAAGGCAGCGATCATCTAATTTTGCTGGTCCCTCTCTACGTGGCGTATGACCTGGGAGAGAATTCAATATATCACCAGACACTTCGTGAGGCGTGGGCAGACACCAAAAACCCAATTTTCTATGGTGGTATTGCTATGGTCGATAATGTGGTCATTCATGCCCATGAAAACATGCCGATTCGTGCTGACGGCGGCGGTGGCACAGTCAAATATGGAAAATGCGTTCTTATGGGCGCTCAGGCCCTGCTTAGGGCATACGGTTCTTACCGTTCAGGGAAGGGTGTTTTGACTAAAAATACTACTGAGGTTATCGCTAAGTCCTTTGGCTATGATGAAGAGGAAGGTGTCTGCACTAAGACCATTACTAAAGTCCAGAAAAGTAAATTCAATAACGAGGACTATGGGTCTATGGGTCTCTACGTAGCTGTCTCCGATCTCGGGGCCTAAGCGGTGAGCTAACTTAAATAGGAGAAATGAAAATAAATGGCTGCTGAAAATGCTGTTCTTTCTCAACTCAGACATCCCGCTGCTCGGGTTATTGACTGTTTCGAAGTATGCGATCAGCTTTATGTTGATTTCTCAGGTGTCACTCATACAGGCGTTGCTGATGCCGCATACAATTTGGCTTCGACGGATTGGTTTTATGCGTTCAACCTCCCTGTTGGCGCTTTCGTTACTGAATTTGGTTGGGTTGCGCATTTTACTGATGCTCTTAGCTCTACTTTCGCTGCGACGACAGAAGACACTGCTGCG